CTCAGACTGCAACACTCCTTTAAACCTAAGACAGCATATCTCTATTCATGCAACTTCAGTTCCAGCCGCTGGCGGAAAGGTGTTCTAAATTGATTTATGTCAGACGATCTGGGTTTGTCAGCAGGTGCAAAGGGCATCAGCGAAGGGATTAAGACTGGTCGAGAAGCTGGGCGAGAGATTGGCAAGAACATTGAGGAAGTACAGAAGGAAGCAGTAGATGTAGCGAAGGAACGGGCAAATGCCAAGATTCGTGAGCGCAGAGAAGCAGAGTTTAGGAAAGAACGGGCGATATTTAAAGCCCTTGAAGAATACAAACACCGAAAGAAGATTTCGGACGAGGAATACCAATTACGGATTGACTTTATCAAGCAGCATGGCACGAAGGAGTGGCAAAAGCTAATAGACATCAAGACCGAGATTGAACGGCTAGAGAAGGAAGACCGCAAGTACTTTGATGCGGAGTTAGAAAAGGTTAAGTGGGTGCAGTTCTGGTGCTTTCTGGCAGCAGGTTGGATTGCTTATTTTATTGTATGGGGGAGTAAAAAATGAACGAACATGAAACCGCCAAAGAAGTTGCTGGTAAATACATTGGCAAACAAGGTCTTTTCTACATTACTTTTATTGTCGTTATTGGCGTAGGTGCTTCTATAGTTCTTGAAGAATCTAAGATGGCTGCCGTTATGGGGCTACTTGGTGCGTCTTTAACCGCCCTAATCTCAATGCTTAACGGTGTTGCTGGTGCCACTCCCAAGCAAGACAGACCTGAGTTTGAGATTATGAAAGAACTGATTTCTCGCCTAGATAAGATGGCTGATCGTGATCCAATGACTGTTGCAGTAGATGGCGATAAAGTTGTTGTTCGCAAAGGCGATAACGAAACCGCTATAGGGAGATAATAATGTTCACTTTAATATCCACAGCACTGTCCTTCCTGATGGGGGGACTGCCTAAACTACTGGACTTTTTCCAAGACAGCTCGGATAAGAAGCATGAAATGGCTATGGCTCAGATGCAGATGGAGCGAGAGCTTAAGATGCTAGAGGCGGGCTATATTGCCCAAGCCCGTATTGAAGAGATCAGGACAGAACAAGTCCAGATGGAGACCCAAGCCCAAGAGCGTACGGCTATGTATGCCCACGACATTGAGATTGGTAAGGGCGCTTCTCAGTGGATTATTAACCTTCGTGCTTCGGTGCGTCCAGTCGTGACCTACCTGTTTGTTCTCCTCTTAATCATCGTAGACATCGCTTCTATATGGTGGGCGTGGTCATCTGGCGCTGCGTTTGCCGAGGCTATCCCAATGGTGTTTGATGCAGACGAAATGCAGATTTTGGCGTCCATTATTGCTTTCTGGTTCGGGACTCAGGCATTTAGTAAGAGATGAAAGTAAGCGATAAAGCAATCAAAATGATTAAACACCATGAAGGTGTACGCCAGCGTCCTTATCGCTGCCCCGCAAAATTGTGGACGATTGGTATTGGTCATGTACTCTATCCACGGCAAGGTGCTTTGAAAATAGACGAACGGGATGCCTACCCACTAGAATACAAAGATGACCGTACCTTTTTGATGGAGGAAGTAGATGACATTCTTAGAGACGATCTTAATCGCTTTGAGCGAGGTGTTGAACGCTACTGTCCCGTTAAGCTCACTCAAGGTCAGTTCGATTCTCTTGTTAGTTTTGCTTTCAATGTTGGTCTGGGAACACTACAGCGCAGCACCCTCCGTCAAAAGGTTCTTCGGGGCGAGATGGAAGAAGCAGCAGAAGAGTTCTTGAAATATACGCTCGCTGGGGGTAAAGTACTGAAAGGCTTAGTTACTCGTAGAAACGATGAACGAGCATTGTTCTTATCCTAGGGTAAACCCGTATGCCATTGCAGAAACTACAATTTAAACCAGGATTAAACAGAGATCAGACTAACTACACCAATGAGGGTGGGTTCTTTGAGTGCGACAAAATCCGCTTTCGCTCAGGCTATCCTCAAAAAATGGGCGGCTGGCTTCGTTATGGTTTATTTACTGTGGTGGGAACCTGTCGGCAAGTCTTTAATTGGATCACGACCGCTGCGGATAACTATCTAGCTCTTGGAACGTCTAGAAAACTATATATAGAAGCAGGTCAGACCTTATACGACATTACCCCAATACGGCAGACTTTTACTACTACGGCTACAGACAACTGCTTTACCACGGTTAACGGCTCTAAAACGGTTACGGTAACTATTTCAGGTCATGGTGCTACGGATGGTTCTTATGTCACATTTTCGGGTGCAGTAGCGGTTGGCGGGATTACTGCGCCAAACTTAAATACTGAGTTTATTATTGCTTTTGTTGACTCTAACTCCTTTACTATTACAGCAGCCACAGCAGCCTCATCCTCGACTTCAGGTGGTGGTTCTGCTATTACCGCAGCCTTTCAAATCAATATAGGAAATGATGGCGGTGTTGCTGGATACGGTTGGGGTTCAGGTACATGGGGTACAGTTGGCTGGGGTTTAGGGTCAGCTACGCCTGTTTATGCACCACAACGGGATTGGTTCTTACAAAACTTTGACGATGACCTAGTGGCTAATATCCGTGATGGGAGCATTTTTTATTGGAAGTATTCTAGCGGTGTGGGAACTAGGGCTACACCTTTAGCCACAACGACTATAGACGGTATTGCCCCTGCTGACGTCCCTACTCAAGCAACGCAAGTCTTAGTTTCTCAGAACGATAAACACCTACTTTGTTTTGGTGCTACTCCATTTGGGGGAGGTGCGTTTGACCCCTTATTAATTCGCTGGGCAACCCAAGATCAACCCAATTTTTGGACTCCGCTAGTTACTAATTCAGCAGGATTCTTACGAGTTTCTCGTGGTTCTGCCATAGTCTGTGCTATCGCAACTCGACAGGAGATCCTTGTATATACAGAGGGAACCCTTAATTCCTTGCAGTTTGTGGGTACAACGGACGTCTTTAGCCTCTCAGAGCTTGCCGATAATATTTCAATCCTTAGCCCAAGGGCGGTCGTTACTGTTAATAACACGGCTTATTGGATGGGGCATGATAAGTTCTATGCCTATGGCGGGCGGGTAGAGACCCTACCATGTACCCTAAGAAATCACGTATTTGAGAACCTTAACTACGATCAAGCCGACCAGATTATCTCAGGAACAAACGAAGGCTGGAATGAAGTCTGGTGGTTCTACCCAACGGCTAATAGTCAGGTTAATAATGCCTATGTCATCTATAACCACTTAGAAAAGATTTGGTACTACGGCACAATAGACCGCACTGCGTGGTCAGACTCGTCTTTAAGAGAATACCCCCAAGCACTAACTGCAACCTACTTCACAGGGGCTATGTCAGGCGGCACAACCCTAAATGTGACTGCAATATCCACAGGAACCCTGCAAGTAGGCTCAGTCATTACGGGTACTGGCGTGGCTACAGGAACTAAGATTACTGCCTTTGGCACGGGTACAGGCGGGGTAGGCACTTATACCGTCAATATCTCCCAGCTCGTAGTCCAGACCGCAATGACTGCCGACAGCATTATCTATAACCATGAACAGGGTTTAAACGATGGCACAACGGCAATGACTTCTTTTATTGCCTCATCAGACTTTGACCTAGTAGACGGGGATCAGTTCATTCTGACTAAACGGATTATTCCTGACCTTAACTTTGCAGGTTCGACTGCCACCTTGCCTGCGGTCACAATGTTAATAAAACCACGGAACTTTCCTGGCAACGCATATTCCAACACCGAGACAGGCACAGTAATCGAGACCTCGGTAGATATATACACCGAGCAGATCTTTATGCGGGCTAGGGCTAGACAGATGGCTATTCAGATTCAATCTTCTGACTTAAATGTTCAATGGCAGTTAGGTAGTCCTAGATTGGATGGCAGACCTGATGGGCGTAGATAATGGGAATGCAACGGTTCCGTGCGCCAGCTTTACCTCTGGCTCCAGTCGAATACGACCAACAGCACATGGCGCAGTTAATTGGGGCATTAAGGCTTTACTTTACGCAAAGCGACTCCAATGCTGCCTTGCAACTAGACGGGTTACGGCTATTAAATTTGCCAACATCGGGGTACAATTTGCCAGAAGGCACAGTCTTTCGGGATGGCGAGTTCTTAAAAATAGTCTCGTTAGACTTTGCTTATGTACAGGGTGTTTCGGGAACTGGGTCAGTTGGCAGTGTCACGGTAATAGCCAACTCTAATTTAGTTGATGTTCAAGGTGTATCAGGAACGGGTAACGTAGGAACGGTAACGGTAACGGTATGAACTTTAACTCTAAAGGGCTTGTATGGCAGGCTTAAAAACACTCGCTAAAGAACTCCAAAGCAAAGGTCGTAATGGCGACACCATGCTTGCCCATATTAATCCTCAAGAAGCAGGCATTTTAAAAGCCTTGGGCGGTTCAGGAACAAGAAATCCAGATACGGGTTTACCCGAATTTTTTTATAAAAGATATATTAGCCCTGCAATTGCGTCTATTAACCCATTTAATCCTGGCAGTGGTCTAAACAAAACAATTAACACTACCCCTGTAATTGGTGATATTAATAAAGCTGCTAATAAGTTAGGCACACAGATATTCCAACCTTTAGAAAAAGCCATTGTTCAACCTACTAGTCGTGGATTAGCAGATTTTGATAAACAGGTAGCAAAGACAATTCCAGGTGGCTGGAGTACTGTTGGGCAAGTAGCTCTTTCAGCAATGGGTGCTCCAGTACCATTACAAGTGGCTTATGGTGCAGCTAGAGGCGGTGGATTAATGCGTACAGGGTCTTCCCTTGAAAAAACCAACCTACAAGGTGCTGTAATTGGCGGTGCTACTGCTTACGCCCAAGCTAAATTAGGTGAATATATGCGTGGCGCTGTACCTCCTGGTACTGAAAGTACAACGGATATGGCAACTTTACCTGTTTCTCAAACCGCCCCAATAACTGATTATTCAACATCATTAACTACATCGCCGCCACCAGAAGTCTTTGCGCCAGGACCACCACCACTACCACCTAATATAGATGCTGGATATTTTGATGTTCCTCCAACTGCCATATCATCAACACCACCACCACCAGTAGGTGATTTTGCTGGTTCTTTTAGTGACCCAACAGCAGGTATGGCGTATTCACCTCCAAATGTATCTGGATATGACGTAGGGGGTGCTGGAGTACCATCACCTGCTTCTCCTTCTTTCTTAGATAGGATGGCAACAAAATCTGGCGATGCAGTAAGTGACACGGTTAAATTTGTTACTGAACCTACAAAAGCAATATCAACGGCAGGAAAAACTTTATCTGGTCTTGAAAGTTTGACCACTGGACCTGCAACTTTAAAAGCAACAACGGCTGCAACAGGTATAGACCCAATGCAAATAGCTGGAATGGCTCTTTACGGTGAAACCAGCCTTGCTGGCATGGAAGAACAACGTAAATATCTTGAAGAAGCAAAACGAGCCAACGCAATTAGCCAAGCCGAATACGACAAAGCTATGGCAAGCATTAATAGCCAAAGAGATTATGCCGCCGATGTGGTTAGTAGAAATCAATTTAACCCTAATCCAAACCGTGATGTGTCTATTGGCGAAACTTTTTATAGGCGTGGTGACGAGAATGAAAGTTTATACGGTCGTGCGCCTACATCGGGAAGTACGTTATACGCTATGGGCGGTTCAGTAGATGATGAACTAGGCGGTGATTACTCTGCTATGGGTATGGATCAGGGCAATCTCCAAAAAGGTTTATTTGGTCTTGGCTATGCTGCTGGTGGTATGCCAAATCTAGCCCTAAGTAGGCTCTCTCAGCCAGCATTTAATGAAGGTGCTGTAGGTGGTATACAACAGTTTGCTGCTGGTGGGCAACCACGTTTTTTATCGGGTGGTGGCGATGGAATGAGTGATTCTATTAAAGCTAGTATTAACGGCGCTCAAGAAGCCCGCCTTGCTGATGGGGAGTTTGTAATCCCTGCTGATGTAGTTTCTCACCTTGGAAATGGTTCATCTAAAGCTGGTGCAAAACAGTTATATTCAATGATGGATAAGATACGCAAAGCTCGTACTGGTCGCAAATCTCAAGGTAAACAAATCAACCCACGCAAGTATCTTCCTGCGTAAAGGATAAATTATGGCAACATCTACCTCGATACAAACAGCACTAACAGACGTCCCAGAGGTCTTACGCCCGTATATTACGGGTGCTGGTGGTGTTCTTCCTACGGCACAGACTCTTTTATCTAAAGACTATCAAACTACCTATGGCGCTCCGTTACAACAAGCTGGTCTAGCAGGGTCAGGTCGTGTGGCTGGTTTGTCTCCTATGCAGCAACAGATAGGAACTCAGTTAGGTACTATGGCTACGCCTACTCAGTTTGGTACAGGTACAGGTGCGGCTCAATTAGGTGTTGGTTCTACCGCTTTAGGTCTGGGTGCGTTGGGTTCTATGTTAAGCCCAGAGCAGACCGCTATGTATATGTCACCATACCAACAAAATGTTATTGACGTTAACAAAGCCGAAGCGTTAAGAGATGCTCAAAAAGGGTTGATGGCAGGAAATCTTGATGCAGCTCGTAAAGGTACTTATGGTGGAGCTAGACAGTTATTGTCACAAACCGAACAAGACCGTAACTTACAGACTAAATTAGGAAACATTCAAGCGACAGGTATGCAAAATGCATTTGATGCAGCGCAAAAAGCTCAGATTGCTCAAGCTGCTGGGTATGGTCAATTAGGTCAGACTTATGGTCAGTTGGGTCAAACTTACGGTGCTTTGGGTACGGCTCAACAAGCTTCAGACATTGATCGCATTAAGACCCAAGGTGCATTTGGCGACCTTCAGCGTGGTATACAACAACAACAATTAGATGCTCAGTATCAAGACTTAATGTCTAAGTTGAACTATCCATTAACCAGTATTGAGACTATGAGCAATTTAGCCCGTGGTGTACCATTAACACAGACTGCAAGCTCTGGCTCCCAGACTACGCCTCCACCAAGTTTTGCAAGCCAATTAGCTGGTATGGGATTAACAGGATTGTCTCTCTACAATATGTTTGGGAATAAATAATGAGCATAGCAAACGAACTTACACAGCAAAAAGGGTCTATTGATGACTTAGCTAAACTTCCACAAGCCTTAATTATGCAGATGGCTCAGAAGGGTCAAATTAGCGAGGATATGCTTGCTCCTATCCTTGGTCTTAAAGCAGAAATGGCTGATGCTTTTGCTAGGAATGAAGCTCTTAAAAATGCTGGGCAAGTACCTCCAACCGTTATGGAGCAGTTACTAGCTAAAAATGCAATGGCAGAACAAGGGCAAATGCCACAAATGCCACAGCAAATGATGCCGCCACAGCAAATGATGCCACCACAGCAAATGATGCCACCACAGCAAATGATGGCAGAACAACAAATAATGGCACAACAAATGCCACAGGGTATGGAAGACGCAGGACTTGCTCAGTTACCTATCCCTAACCGGGAATATGCAGGTGGGGGTATTGTTGCTTTCCAAAATAACCCAGACCAACCAGTATCGCCTAATATGCCTTTAACTTATACAGTTGATGAAGAAGGCTATAGAATGCCAAGTTCGGCTGCAAAAGGCACTTCTCAAGCTGTACGTGACTTGGATGAATTTGTAGAAAACATTGCTCTCAGAGGGAGTTATGCTACTAAAAACATAGGCGATCTATTTAAGAGTGGAATTCAAAACGTAAAAGATTATTTTGGTCGTTCTACTCCTGGGCAGTATCAAGCTGGACAAGCTCCAACACTTATTCCTCCTGTTGTTAAAGAAGATAAAATTACTATAGGATCAAGGAAACCCCCTACAGCAGCCCCTAATGTTGGAATAAATACACCGCCTCCCCCACAAGATAATTCTCTTGCAGAAACTCTTAAACGATTAGAAGCGGGTATTGTAGGTGATGCTAAGGAACGTAAAGCGGCTAGAAAAGAAGCTCGTGATTTACGCATGCTTGAGGGTTCGCTAGGTATATTAGGTGGAGAGTCGCCTTATGCCTTTGTAAATTTAGGCAAAGGACCAATGAGTGCAATCAGAGGGTACGGAGAAGATATTAAAGGGTTACGTGCTGAAGAGACTGATCGTAGAAAACAACTTTCAGCTTTAGGTCTTAAAGGAATAGAACTTCAACAAGCTAATAAACTGCTTAATGCTCAACTTCCTTTATTACGTTCACAAACTGGATATTATGAAGCTAGAGCAAGGAATCCTTATGGCGCTGCTGGTTTAGGTGGTACCGTAACCCCTGAAGTTACTAGAAAAATGATGGACGCAACTAAAGCACTTG